GTTTGCAATCGCGGCTACCTGGACGGTTGGACCCCGGCGCAGCTCATCGCGCGGCAAATCTGCAAGCTCCAGGAAGAGCTCTCGGAGTTGTCCGAATGCGTCACGCCGTCGCCGTACCTGGAAGGCGAGGCGTTTCATTTCCACATCCAAAAGACGGGCGTATTTGCGCGCCAGTTATTTGACACCCGCGAAGAATGGGGCTATGAACCGACCGCCGACGTTGACGCGCTGAAAAAAGAGGCCGCCGACCTGCAGGTGGTTCTTTTTTGCCTGGCTGCCAGCATCGAGGAGCTGACCCGCCAGCCGTTTGACATCGTAGCCGCGGCGGTGGAAAAGGCGACCTCGGACGAGGCGCGAGGGGTGCGCTGATGGACACCTACCGCGATGATCCACAGATCGTCGATGCCAACCGGCTGTTTCTGGACACGGCGCTGTCGATCTACTCAGGCATGGACGAGGCCGAGGCGCGCCTGTTGAAGCAGTCCATCAAGGTATTGCGCAAGTCCATCCGTGGGTTGTCAGACAATGGCGCACTTGAACTCCTGGCTAAAATCGGGATTGAAATGGCCGGGCGCAAAATTGAGTTTTCGCACGCACAGCGTGACGTGATGAACGCGAGAAAAAAGCGTTGAACAAGCGACACGATTACTCGACGCTGTTGATCTGGGCCGCGCTGTTGGTGACGGTCACGCGCTATGCCGGGGCGTTCATCGCGTCCGATATTGGCCGGATCGACGGTTGGGTCTCCAGCGTGTTCGCGGTGCTGATGGGCTTCACGGGTCTGGGCATGGGCGTCCTGGACGTGCTGGGCAGCGCCTACGTGTTCGACGGCTGGCGGCGGATCATGCCGCGCTCGGGGCAGCCGTGGCCTGCCAGGTTCAAAGTGCTGACCGGCTTCATCGCGGGGATGTTCGTCTGCGGTGTGGGTATTCTGGTGCCGTTCACCGTCTCGCGCGTCCAGGGCGTAGGCATGGCTGATGTGCTGGCCGGGGCCTCGATCTGGGCCTGGGCCGGCCTGGTCAATACCGCGCCGTACCTGCTGATCGGCGGCGTGGTGGTGGGGCAGTCTGGCGTGGTCACGGTGCGCGAGGACGCAACCACGATGCAACCAGTTGCGCAACCAGTTGCGTCTGAGTTGCCAAAAGGTGCAACCAAAAGCAACCGCGAGCGCATCCTGGAGCTACACGTTGCGCAACCCGATGCAACCCGGTTGCAATTGGCGCAGCAAGTGGGGGTGTCCAGGCAATATGTCGACAAAGTGATTTCAGCAGCGGAGGCGAAGTAATGTCCATGATCCTGCGCGGGCGGCGAATCAAGGTCGCCAAAGTGAACTGGGTCCCTGCTAGTGTGATTTTGCCTTCGGTCTCGTCGACGGTGAAGGTCTGGACCGAGGGCGGGGTGACGCTGGCCTACTGGGATGGTGCTGTCTGGCGGTCACATTGCACCGGGGCGCAGCTAATCGAGCGGGTAAAAAGGTGGTATTGGTTGTGATCGGAAAAGTGCAAGCTACGAACCTGAAGCGTCGTATAATGTGCATATAATCTAAATTCACAGAGGTAACATGACACAGAGCACGCAACCGCCGATCTTGAAAAGCCGTAAATTCTGGATTATGGTCATCGACCTCATCGTCTCGGTGACCGGTTATTTCGTCGCCAAGTACGCCGCGCCAGACGCCGCGAAAGACGTTTTATTCCTGATCGGCGCAGTCCAACCGGTCATCATCGCCGTTGTCGCATCGTACACGGTGCAGAACGTCACCGCGATGAAGCAGAAATCGGGGGAATAGATGCCATCGGCGACGATCTGGGACCAATATACGCTCATCGCCGTGATCGTCGTGATCATGGTTGGACTTTATACCGGCGTCATTCGCATCTGGAAAATGGCGCGCGAGGCGCAGAAAGAGGACCGAGAGGTCGAGTACCAGAAGCGGGAACGGGAGCGCAGCGTAGACAACCTAGAACGCAAGAAAGAAAAAGAGGATCAGCGCGCGTGGCAAACAGAACAGAACGCGCTGAGAGAGAAAGAACAGGCTCAGCGGGATCAGACCTGGCGTGAGTTTTTCGAGCGCAACACGGCCAGCCAGACGAAAGCGATCATCGCCAATTCAGAAATACTCGCACAATTGGTGACGCAGCTTCAGGCGCTCACGCTGGACATCCGGCAGCACGACACCTGGGCGCGCGAGCGGTTGGGCTCAGGAAAGCGAAAATCACCGACAGGCGACATTCCCCAATGAGCGACGCGATTCTTCTCCCTTCCGGTCCCCCCGATCTGCGCCTGAACTGCGTCAAGTCGTCGCTTGAGCAGATGGGTTATACCTGTCGCGTGCTGGCCGAGGTGTCGTATCACGAAATGGCGCTGATCGATCTGGCGTACGCACAGCAGCCCAATGATGACGTTTGCAAGTTCCTGGATCTGTGCCAGCGCTCGGGCGTGAACACCATGATCGACGTGACCGCGCCCGTGGCCGCCGATTCGGTCATCGCCAAAACAGCGGAAAAGTCATCGCTGGTGACATACCCTGAATTGATTCCTTATGCCTGGGATGACAATAACCCGGAATGGTACGCGCAGCCCGAGAAGCGCGAGACGTTCAACGTCGGCCTCTATGGTGCCGTCACGGTGCCGGTCATCGATTTCGTCATGGAAACGCCCGATGCCAGGCTGATCATCAAGGACGATCACAAACTTTACCGCGAAGTCACGCCGCTGCTGCCGGAAGGCAAGCGGCTTTTCCTGCCCCCGATGGCTGATGACATGACCGGCTGGCTCAATTCGTATTTCGACGTAATCGCCGTCAATGGCCGCCTGTTCTCAGATCGTCAGATCATGGAAGCCGCCGTTCGCGGCGCGCCCTGGCTTTCCACTGAGTTCTACGCGACCTGGGGAAACGCCGGGGGCCTGGTTATGCCGGTGGATCAATGGCGCGATGAGCTGCGCCGTCTGCGCGACAGCCCGGCCTCGCGAGTGATGTTAGGCTCGCTGGGCAAGGAGCACGCGCAAGGCCGGACCTCGCGCGGATTGATTGATTACCTCGTCCGGTTGTATACTCAGGTGCTTCAGGTGGAGGCCGCGCATGTTTGAGATTTTATTCGTCTATGCCGACAGCCCTGCCGAGATGAATTGCTCCATGTGGCGCGATTTCATCCCGGCGAGGGCGATCAACGAAGCGCCCGATTCGGGTGCCCACGCGACGCTGGCTTTTCTGCCTGACTTTCTCGCCGGGGCAAAAGACGCGCGAGACGCGGCGAACCTGGCCGATGTGATCGTGCTCCAGCGCAACCTGTTCGGTGCGTGCTTCACTGCGGTGGAATATTGGAAGTCTCGCGGCAAGGTGATCATCGTGGATCTCGATGACGGCTACCAGGTAATGACCGAGGACACGGGTTGTCCATCGTTCAAGTTCTGGCACAAAGGCGAGTTTGACGCCGGGGCAGGCGCGAAGGGCCGCATGGACCCGACGCCGCTTGAGCAATTAGGCTGGGGCCTAAAACTGGTGCACGGCCTGACGAGCCCTTCAAAAGTCATTCTCGACGATTGGGCCCACCTCCAGCCGGTGCGGCGCTGGGTGCCGAATTATTACCACCCGCGGTTTTACCCGGCGCATCCTGAAAAGCACGAAGGGCTAATCATCGGTTGGGCCGGGTCGGCGACACACCTGAAATCGTGGAAGGATTCAGGAATCGCGCAGGGCCTGCGACGGTTGGTGAAACGGCACGACAACGTTTTCGTGGCCGTCGCCGGGGACAAGCGAGCATTTGACCGGCTCGAAGTCCCACCGTCGCGGAAAATTCACATCCCCTGGACGCCATACGCGCTGTTCCACGAGACGCTGAACCGCTTCGACATCGGCGTTATTCCGCTGGCCGGTGAATACGACCGGCGGAGAAGTTTCATCAAGACGCTGGAATACTCCGCGCTTGGAATCCCCTGGGTGGGCACGAACATGGAGCCCAACCACGAACTGCGCGCCACCGGGTGCCTGGTCGAGAATACCGCCGACGCCTGGTATGAGGCGCTGGAGGATGTGGTTTCGAATTACGGCGAGCGCCGCGAACACGCGCAGACCAACCGCTACCTGGCCGAACGTTGGAGCATCGTGCCTAACGCCCGGTGCATGGTCAACACATACCGCGAAATCTACGACATGGCGAAAGGCAACGAGACAACGCCTGACGTTGGCGCGGTGATTGACGAGTTTCTCGCCGGGCAGCCGCAGGAAAGGAAGATCGAAATGACGCCCGAGCAAACTGCCGCATTACTGTCACTAAAAGCGCTGCGATGAAGCTGCCGGTCATTCGGTGGATCAGGCGACGGTACACGCGGAAGGCGCACAGGACGAGAAAACACAGGAAGGCATGAATGGGATTGACGAATAAGCAGCAGGCTTTTGTAAACGAATACACCCGCGATTTCTGCGCAACGCAGGCGGCTATTCGTGCTGGCTATTCGGGAAAGACGGCATACTCACTTGGTCAACGTTTGTTGAAGAATGCTGAAATTTCAGATGCAATCAGGCAGCGCATCGAAGAAAAGACGATGGGGGCCGACGAAGTGCTTACTCGCCTGGCGGACATGGCAAGATCAGACATGGCCGACCTGATGGCTATTACCACTAGCGGCTTTACCATCGAATTGACCACGAAGAACGAGAGCGGCGAGATCATCGCCAATCCAAAAACGAAGCTCATCAAGAAAATCAAGCAAAAGGTGACAACCTACCTTGCGAAGAGCGAAGACGGAGAAGACCGCGAGGTCATCGAGACCGAGCTTGAACTTTACGACGCTCAAGCTGCCCTGGTGCAGATTGGAAAGCACCTAAAGCTGTTCTCTGATCCCGCGCAGGTCAGCATGAATCTCGACCTTTCCAGCCTGACGACCGAACAATTGGAGGCAATCGCCAATGGTGATGACCCAATCGCCGTGGTCCTTACGGGCAAGAGCTGAGTTAGAGCTCAGGAAACGTCAACCCCTTCGGAAGGCGGTTGACTTTGCCGCGTTCCAGAGTGATCCGGTCGGCTTCGGCAAAGACGCTTTGGGCGAGAGCTACACCCCGGACGTGCAAGAGGTGATGAGCTCTGTTTGCAATTACCCGGTAACCATCGCCCGATCAGGAAACGCTCTAGGCAAAACCCACTGCGCCGCGCGCCTGGCTGTTTGGTTCTATAAATGCTTCCCCGGCGCTCAAGTCTACACCACCGCCGCGCCGCCAGAGGCTAATCTTCGCCGCCTGCTGTGGGGCGAGATTGCGAAACTGACCGTTAGCCATGCCGATCTATTCAAAGCCGACAAGGTTCAGGCGCTCAATATTTCATCTGGCCCGCAGCAATTCATCACCGGCGTGACCATCCCGGCGGCTGGCACATCCGAGCAGCGCGAGGCAAAGTTCAACGGTAAGCACGCGCCTAACATGCTTTTCATCGTGGACGAAGGCGATGCGGTCCCGGTTGAGGTTTACCGCGGCATTGAGGCGTGCATGTCTGGCGGCAACGCGCACCTGCTCATCATGTTCAACCCGCGCGCCGCGTCCGGGCCAGTGTTCAGGATGGAAAACGAGCACCGCGCAAAGGTGGTTCACCTTTCAGCCTTCAGGCACCCGAACGTCATTACCGGCGAGGATCGTATTCAAGGCGCTGTGTCGAGAGAAAAGACCGTTCGCCGCGTAAACGAATGGTCACGGCCTCTTGCGCCAGGTGAAAAGCCAGATCAGGATTGCTTCGAATTGCCCGACTTCCTGACGGGCTGTGTGGCTCAATCGCTGGACGGCTCCATGTATGAGCCGCTGCCCGCCGGGATGCGTAAGACGACCAACCCGGCATTTTCGTACATGGTGCTGGGGATGTACCCGGCGCAGAACGAAACGCAGCTCATCAGCCGGTCGTGGTGCGATGCCGCCGTGTCGCGCTGGCTGGCCTATGTCGCGCAGCATGGCGAGGTGCCCCCGGTGCCAACAGGCGTGATGGGCCTGGACGTGGCCGAGTATGGCAAGGATTCCAACGTCGCCGTCTCTCGTTACGGTGGCTACGTAGCGCGTCCGAGTAAATGGTCCGGCATCGACACCGACGAAACCGCGATCAAGGCGGCTGGCATGTGTCCGGTGCTGCACGTGAGCAAGGCGTTTGTGGATGGCACCGGCGTGGGTGCTGGTGTTGCCCCGCGCATGGCGCGATTGGGCGTACCCTCCGAGAGCGTCAAGGTAGCTTCGTCGCCAACCTATACCACCGAGCTAGGTGAGTTCTTTCAGCTTCGTGATCAGCTCTGGTGGTCGATGCGCGAATGGCTGAGGACGGACGTGGGCGCGATGCTGCCGCCCGACGAGGATCTTATTCAAGAACTCGTTACGCCGATGTATACTGTAAGCGGCTCGAAAATTCGCGTCACCGACAAGAAGACGATGCGTGAGCTGCTAGGCCGGTCGCCCGATTCAGCGGATGGCCTGGGATTGACCTTCGCAGGCGAATGCTACGGGACCAATTTTGACGACTTTATGAGCGCCATGAGGAACATAGACGATGGGTATTAGAGACGCAATTCAGGCATTCGGCACGGCGCTACGCAAGGGGCCGATGATCCCCATCGCGGGCGGTCCTTCAATTGCCGTGGTCAACACCAACCTGCCGCCGACCCAGGGCGATGTGCCGCTCGACTGGTCATCTGCCTGGATGGGGCCAGGGCAGGCATTCACGATCAGCCAATCCAGCCGCGACAAGGACAAGGAAACCGAGCCGAGATCGTTCCAATACAACCCGAACATCAACGCGACGATTTCGCCCCGACTGGCCTATGGCCTGATGCCGTTCACCTCTCTGCGCGCCTACGCTGAGACGGTGCCAGAGGTGAGCCAGTGCATCAACATCATCACGGAGGAACTGAAAGCATTTACTCCGACGCTGGTTGACCGAGAAGAAAATATACTCGACTTCGTTGATTTGCGCTGGATGACCACGAAACCGGACGGGTATTACCCCTGGTCGGTGTGGATGAGCCGCTTTCTATACAGCACCCTGGCCTATGATGCCGGGTGCGCTTACCTGGTGCGCGATGGAGATCGGATCATCGCCGCTCGCGTGGTGGATGGCTCGACCATATTCCCCCTGGTGGATGAGCGCGGTGAACAGCCCGCGCTGCCAGCGCCTGCCTTCACTCAGGTGCTCTACGGCACGCCGTACCAATATTACAACACGCGCCAGCTTTATTACCGCCCGCGTCATCTGCGCGTTGAATCGCCTTACGGACGTTCGCCAATCGAGGACGCGGTTGCAGCGGTGCAGCTCCTTCAAAACCTGTGGGACTACGAAGCCAAAAAGTATGCCGAGGGCAACATTCCTGAGTGCCTATTCCGTGCCCCGGTGGGTTGGTCAGTGGATCAAGTCCTTGAGGCCGAGCGCGCCTGGAATGCGCGCATGGTCGGCTCGAATGCCGAGCGCGTCCGGGCGCGGTTTATTCCCAACGGGTTCGAGTTCGTCTTGACGAAAAACATCGAGTTCAACGTCTCGTCTCACGATGTGGCTGCGAATACGGTTCGCCTGGCGTTCGGCATTCCTCAGTCAGAAGTCGGTGACGCGCCAGGTGGTGGCCTGGGCGGCTCTGGCTATGCCGAAGCGATGCAGAGCGCATTTTACCGCATGGCGCTAGCGCCTAACATCATGTACATTGAGCAGCTTTTCAATCACATTCTCGACGAGAACGGTTTCCCCGAAATCCGGTTCAAGATGCAATTCCCCAACGAATCCATCAACCCGCAAGCCGAAGAAGAAAAGCAAATGGCCCGCTTCGCTGGTGGTGTTGTGACCCGAGACGAAGCGCGGCAATCTATGAGCCTGAACCCCCTGGGCGGCGAGCTGGGCGAGTACCTGGTGGACCCGAAGCCGCAAGGGCAGCCTGGCGACATGTTCGGCGGCGGCATTCCGGCATCGTTCGGAAGCCAGCCGGAAATGAAGCGGCCCATCCGGGTGGAAAAGGCAGATTTTGACGAAATTGAACATCCCCGCACAAACGATGGTAAATTCACGGCAGGCGCAGGTGGCGCAGAAGGCAAATCACCTGAGGAGAAATCCCCCAAAGATCAGGGGGGCGCTGGCGCTGTTGCGACCGCATCAGAATCGAACGGATCGAGCGAATACGAGGGTTATTCCGACGATGAAGTTGACGATGCCGGTTACCGGATGGAGGAAAAATATTCTGATTGGTACGACGGTTTGGACGATAGCGAAGCAGAGGCCATTCAAGATTACACAACCAGCAGTTACGTTTACATCAATCGGTCATTGCGAAACGATGACGAATATGAGCGAAACCGCTTTTCTGATACCATTGATGGGCTCAATGCAGCATTGGAAAAGTCATCAATTCCGCACAACGTGAAACTGCACAGGGGATTCGGGTATAAAGAGCTTTACGAAGCCGTCGAGAAGGGAGAAGTCGAATCCGGGTCCACGATGCAAGACAAAGGATTTGTTTCAACGTCATTGAGTGAAACTTCTAGCGAGGCATTCATAAGTCAGGATTATCCGGTCAGAATGATGATTGAGGCCAAAAAGGGCGCTAGTGGCGGGTACGTTTCGCATTCAGACCTGACGATGGCGGATGATCCTGAATACGAAATGCTTCTCCCCGCCGGGTCTAAGATGACGGTCAAATCGGCGACGATGAAGACCATCGGAGGTAAAAAGATGGCATATATAGAGGCTTCTTATGGATAATCCCGTTGAAGTGATTCGCAGAAAAAGCAGAATTTGGGACGAAGAATATTCCGCTGGAAATATGATTTTTGGGGACTCGGGCGTGGCCGAGAGCGCCGTGCCCAGCGCCCCACTTGCAAAGCAGTGCGGCGTATGCGATGAGGACGACGGCTATGTCGGAGCTGAAATCAAAGCGCCGCTCTATGTGGAAATGCCGTCGCAAGGTGCGAATGAAAGCCTAATCGTGTCCATCGGCGAACCGGCCATAACTGCCGTGTGGAAGCCCGAATCGGGCGAGAGTGATTACCTGCGCGAAAAGGCCGGCGGCGCGCTCTACCGCCGCGAAGAAGCCGCGTTCCTGTTGGACCGGGCACTGGCGCAAGACGCCAATCATTACCTGGTGCCGGTCACTTATGCCGCCGAACGCGACGACATGCCGGGCAGCGTGCAGATTTACGTGACGCACAGCACGCCAGCCATGCCCGCCGCGCAATACGCGCCTGAGTTCGTTGAGGCCGCCGCGATCTTGGATCACGTTTCAGGCCAGCTTGACCGGCGAGGCCATAACTGGCTGACCCACCCCGACGACCCGACGCGGCCCATCCTGATCGACAATGGCCTGGCCTTCCCAGGTGAAGCACGGGAGATCGTTTCGCAGTTCGCCGCGACAATGGCCGGGCAGCCCATCAGCGACACGGGCAAGGATTCGCTCTACCACCTGTTAGGTAACAGCGAGTTCTGGCAGGACTTGAGCGCCTGCCTCGGTGACGATGCGCCGGGCGAAATCGCCCGCCAGCGAGCACAAGAGCTTTATGACGCCGGGGTATTCCCGACGTGGGAGATCACCGTTGCGTAATTTCGACTACCGCCGCAAGATGCGATTGATCCGCGAACGCCATGAGCGCGAGCTGCAAGCCGCGATCCTGGTCGAGATGGTGCGTCTGCGTCGGCAATTGGTCGCGCGTGTGCGCAGGCTGAACGCAGACAGGCCCAAAGGCGTTGTCAAGGCGCGGCTATATAAACAGTCGGTGATTTCGGATTCGCTCTGGCAGGTATTCCGCCAGCGCCTTATGGAGCGTGTCATTCCCCTTCTGCGCTCAGGGGCCATTGACCTGATCGAATTGAACCGCCTCTATGGCCTGCGCCAGGCAGCGCAGGGAATGGACAGTGACATCATCGCGGACATCTTGCTGTCTGACCTCGACCGGGACGATTATTTCAGCGCCTACGCCGATCATCTCGATGGCAGCGTGGACAACATGCAGCGAACTGTGACCAATGCCATTCTGGACTGGTATCATCGACCGGGCGCGACGCTGGGGGACGTGGTAAATAACCTGTCCAGCGTGCTCTCCGATTCGCACGCGGAAATGATCGCGGTAACGGAGATGACGGACTTGAACGCGAGGGTGCACCTTGAGCAATTCCGTGCGGCTGGGATTACGAGATGGTCCTGGCAGACCATGAGGGACGAGGTTGTGTGTGTGCATTACGTCGCAGGGCCTGACGGTGCCGGGTATGCAGGGTGCCGGGCGTTGCATGGAAAAATATTTACCACCGATCAAACGATGATGCCTGAGGCATCGCATCGGCGCTGCCGCTGTTATTGCCTAGCCGTTATGCCTGAACAGGAGAGAATGGAGCAGGCGCGGCCCTCCGCGATTGTGCCCATTAGACCACCCGCGAGACAGGAGCAGCCGGTAAGCAGAACTTACGTCTCTAACATGGTTCAGGAACATTTCAACAATCTGCCCGCAACTGGAAGGCTGTCAGAATTGGCGTCTGATGCGGTTCGGCGATTGTCGCAGATCGAAGCCGAACGAATGTCGGGCGATGTTAGAGACGCCTACCGTTACGCCAGTAGCAAGGACCTTGAACAGCGACTACAAACTTTTCAATCTGTCATGGACCGGCTGAGGCCGCAAAGGTACGCAGCCGAACACGGCAAGCCCGAAGCGTGGAGCGCCGAAGCTGAAAGTGATTACCAGGCAAAACTGAAGCGGCTTCAGGAAATTGCTACTGAGACAAAGCGACGACGAGAATGGTATGAGCGAGTGCGCCAGCTTGAAGCGCTCCAGCAGTCACAAGAAACCGGCAAGGTGGTTCTGACGCGAGACGAAGTGACTGAGCTGTTGAGCCACCCGCGAGATGTTTACGTGGATCACGGATGGTCTCCCGACAAAGGCAAGCCGGAATATACGCCAGAGTGGTTCTTGACCAGCGATCTGTCCGGGGCGAAGGTGCGCAATTATATAATTTTGCCTGATGGTCGAATAGCTCACCCGGACGAAATACACGAGGCGCAAACTCGTGGGCGTCTAATTACGATGGACTCAGCAAGGCCCATCGTTCGTGACTGGACAAAAAAGGACTAACTTATGACCCTACCGCCTGATCTTTCCGCCGCTCTGAACGAGCAGCACACGCACGAGCGAGAAAATGCTGCCATGTACGCTCAGATGTCGTACAATATGGACATGCAAGCATGGCCCGGTTTCGCTCATTTATTTCGCCAGCAGGCAATCGAGGAACACGGTCACGCTGACCGGATCGCGCAGTACCTGACCGATCAGGGCGCGCCGGTCATGTTTCAGCCTGTCGCGGTCGCGCCTCTGGTGGTGATGACGCCTCTGTTTTTCATGGACGCCTCTGTGAAGCGCGAAGCCGAAACCACCGCCGCGCTGACGCAGTTATACTTTTTTGCCGAGGCGCAGGAGCATCCACAGACCTGCTTTTTTCTCCAGGAGATGCTCAAAGAGCAGATCGAGGAGGAAAAGAAGTTCCTTGACCTGTTCATGCAGGTCAACCGCGCAGGTGACGACCAGGCTGCACTGTGGCTGGTGGATGCGCAGTGCGCAGAAGGAGGTTGATTATGCCGTATGAAATTAGGCGAGAAGGCGACCGCTGGAAGGTGGTCAATTCCGAAACGGGCGATGTGAAAGGCGAGCACGCGACCGAATCGAAAGCGAAGGCCCAGCTTCGGGCGCTCTATGTCCATGTGCCTGACGCCGAGAAGGAGATCAGCGCCAACGATCTGCCGGGCGTCAATCTGGTCGGCGAGGTCGGCCCCGAGTATTTCACGACCACCGACACCATTACCCCCGCGTCCGGGAGTTCTTCGCTGGAATTTACTGGCGTTGAAAAGTCCATCGACGCCGCATCAAAGGCGATGTTCGTCCCCATCACGAAGGTGGATCTTGAGCGTCGCGAGGTGTGGGGTTATGCCTGCCTGGAAGAGCCTGACCATTCGGGCGAAATCATGGACTATGCCTCAAGTAAACCGTATTTCACGGAATGGAGCGAGGCACAGAAACGCCGCTCCAACGGGCAGAGCCTGGGCAACCTTCGCGCCATGCACGGACGCACCGCCGCGGGCAAGATCATCGCCTTCAGTGCCGATGACAAAGCGAAGGGCTTTTATGTCGGCGGCAAGGTCATCGACGACGCCGAATGGGAAAAAGTCGCCGAGGGCGTTTATACGGGGTTTAGCATCGGCGGGTCCTACATTCGCCGGTGGCCTGACAAGGAACCGGGGCTGGTGCGTTACACTGCCGGGCCGGGCGAACTGTCTCTGGTCGATGCGCCATGTGTTGAAGGCGCGACGTTTGACGTGGTGAAGGCCAACGGGATCACCGTCAAAAAGAAATTTCACGGAGGAACAGCTATGGCAGAACTTGAAAAAGCGTTGCCGACGGCACCGGAAGCCATCACTGACGTGCCGCTCGCGAACTCGGGTGCAGTGTACAACGAGCCTGGCAACCCGATCAACGGAAAAGCCAGCCTGGTTGAGCGCGCGCCTGATCCAATGATGGCCGCAGAAGTCAATCCCGCCGCGCCGATGACCGCAGGCGAGGCCGCGCAATTGGGAGCCCCAGCGGTCGATGTCAGCGCGGACGCTGACACCATGAAAGGCGCTTCGATTGCGCCGCCAGTCAAGAAGGAGAGAACGATGACGATTAAAGTGCTCAAAAAGGGCGATCCTGCCGCTGTGCTGGCGCAAGTCAAGGAAGCGATTGACCAGCTCCAGGAACAGGCTAAAAATGGCAAAGTGATTGACGGGGCCCTGCTCGACCAGGCCGCCGCCATGATGGACGTGTCATTCGACACGGCAACCGCGCCGACCGAGAGGCCCGAAGGCTTCACCGAGGCGACCACCCCCACCCCTACCGTGAGCCCCGAGGCCATCCCCGAGGCGACGAACGAGGAAACCGAGAAAGGAATGACGACTATGGCTGATGAGACCGAGACGACCGAATCTGAAGTGACGAAAAACGCGAAACCGCCCGCGTCCTACCGCCCACCCACCCCGAACCTGATCTTTGATCACGCCGAGGACATGCGCGCCAACCTGGGCAAATTCGTAGATTACATGGAGCGCGGCGACATCCTGAGCGCCCAGCGCGTCGCTGGCAATTCTGGCCCCGCGTTCGATACCATGTTCAACATGGCAACCCGCGCCATCATGACCGAAGGCGGCCTGACCAGCGAGAACGCCGGGAACATGAAGAAATTCAGCGCCCCTGGCGCGACGACCGGCAACATTGGCGACCTGCGCAAGAGCCTGACCTCCGCCAGCATCCCCGGCGTGTACCTGATGAAACTGGCTAAACTCATGATGCCGCTGTACGCTGGCATTCGCAACCGCATGCCCATCCAGACCCCCACGGGCATGGGCAGCAACCAGGCCACCTGGCGCGCGCAGTTGGGTTTCGCGACCTCGCTCGCCTCGATGATGACCGTGGCAGAGGCCGCGACCGGGACCGCGATCAGCGAAACCTTCCTGACCTACAACGCGCCCTACCGCGACACGACCGCCAACAACGACGTGACGCTCAAGGCGATTGCGGCCAGCAAGGGCTACGACGATCCTTTCCAGGTGGCGATCCTTCAGACGATGGCGGCTCTGCTCCAGATGGAAGAGCGCAACCTGATCGGTTCCAATTACGCCGCGATTGCGGTTCCCACGAGTGTGACCGCGACCGGCTCGACCGCAGGCGGTACGATCTCTGCCGGTTCCTACATGGTTGGTGTCACCGCGCTGAGTTACTACGGCTGGTATGGAGCCTCGACCGGTTCCTCTGCCTCCGTGGTCCCCATTGGCGAATCGACCGCGACCTACTACAGCGGGTCCGCCAACTTCACCGGCTCGACCGGCTCGATTGATGTGACCTGGCCCGCCGTTCCTGGTGCTGCCGCTTACAACGTGTATGTTTCGGGCAACGGCTCTGCCGCCGCGACGAGCGTCTACTCGAAAACGGTGACGATCAACAAAACCACGATCACCGCGCTGCCGACCGCGGGCGGACACATCGCCCCGACCGCCGACACTTCGGCGAACGCCTATGGCTACGAAGGTCTGCTCTCCTGGTGCGAGCTGGCGGCTGTCTACGGCAACACGCCCTCGAACAAAATCAGCATCACCGACATGTCGGGCGCTGGGCTGACGGCTCAGGCAGGTGGGATCAAAGAGATCGACGCGGTGCTGGCGTCCCTGTGGGACACCTGGCAGATCGCGCCGACCCTGCTCTTGATGAGCTCCACGATGGCGCAGACCGTGAAGCAGAAACTCGCCACCGGTGCGACTGGCAATTACCAGATGTTCCTGGACATCAGCCAGAACCAGGGCGGCTTCACCGGCGGCATCTTCCCGTCCGGGTACACCAACAACTACGCGCCGTTCGCGAACGGTCTGCCCCGGCGCATCGACATCATCGCCCACCCGTACATGCCGAACGGACGCATCGAGTTCCTGAGCGAGACGGTTCCCTACCCGATGAGCCGCGAGGCGCGCGGGTTCACCATCGAGCAGCTGGTGCCTTACACGTATTTCCCCCTGGCGCAAACCACGGTCAAGTACCCGTTCGCGCTGACCTTGAGCGAGACCCTGGCCTGCTACATCCCCACGGCGCAGACTGCGATTTGTGGGATCGACAGCACTCTGTAGGCAATGGCTGACATCGACCT